CATAATGGAAGTGGTTCTTACGGTGACGCAGTTGCGGCCTGGTCGGAAAGAGTGTTGGGTCGGACATTGTTTGACTGGCAGAAGGTGGCACTTGATGGTCAGTTGACTCATGATGAAAACGGTGATCTTGTGTTCCGTGAAGCGTTGACTAGTTGTGCGCGTCAGAACGGCAAGTCGGTTGCGCTGACTTCGTTATGTGGTTACTTTTTGACGGACTGGTCAGCGATGCGCGGCAAACCCATCCACGTTCTTTCCGTTGCCAACAAACTTGATCGCGCGGTTGCAATCTTCAATGAACTTGCTCCGGTACTTGAGGCACAATTTGAAGGCCATGTGACTTGGTCGTATGGACGCAACAAAGTTGAAATGCCAAACGGGTCGACTTGGGAAGTCAGGGCTGCGACCCCGAACCTTCACGGCGGAACTTACGATCTGATTGTTGTTGACGAAATCTGGAATGTCTCCGAAGAGGTTTACTTTGACGCGCTTCGCCCGTCGCAGATTGCGGTCAAGTCTCCGCTTCTTTCCTCCTGGTCTACTTCAGGCGATGAGTCGTCTAAGACAATGCAACGTCTTCGCGAGGCAGCCATCGGCGCGATAGATCAGCAGAAGCAAACTCGTTTGTACTTTGCCGAATGGAGTCTTCCGTCGGTAGACCCGAACGACGAAATAAATTGGGGCTACGCAAACCCCGCCCTCGGTCAGACGATCACCCTTGAGGCTCTTCAAGCAGCTGCGGAAACTCCTGATCGTGCAGCGTTCCTCCGCGCGCATCTCAACCTGTGGGTCTCATCGGCGGACGCATGGATTCAGCCAGGAGTCTGGGACAAGTTGTTCACCGAGTCAGATTGTCCTGAAGGTGGCGTCCTTGCCGTCGACTCAAGTACAGGCGGAGAAAAGTATGTGGGCATCCGTTGCGGGCTTACCGAAGAGGGCAACATCATTGCAACTGTTCAGTTCTCCACAGAGTCCCTCAAAGAAATGTGGATAAAGATTAACGAGGCAATGGAGGCAGACCCGAAACTGCGTCTGGCAATTACACCGGCACTTGACCTTCATACGCCAGAAAAACTGGAACGGCGACGTCAAATTTTCGGCTACGCCGAGGTCTTGAAATTTACGGGTCTAACGCGCTCGCTGATCCTTGAGAAACGCATTTACCATCGAGGCGAAGAACTACTGGCGACACATGTCAACCGCGCTGTTCTTGCCCGCGCCAACGGTCAAGTGGTGATTAGTAGCCAACGCTCCCCTGGACCGATTGAAGCAGCGCGACTTTTGGTCGTTGCAGCAGCTCTTGTTTCTCGCCCGTCAAATACTGGACGCGCAGCAATGGCATTCGGAAGATAGTTGCATTTGCAACTACTTTGTGAGAGACTCCATCCGTGGCGTTCTTCTCCCGAAAAATAAAAACTGCTGAGTTTGCATCTTCGCCAATTAAAGCCGCTGCCGGCATCGGCAGAAACGGTGCCTTCCCGACGTATGGATACCTCAGCAACACATTTGAGATGGCCGCCCTTAATCTCCCGACGGTGTCGCGGGCGAGAGACCTTCTCGCCTCGACAATCTCAAGTCTTGAGTTCCGCCAGTACGTCAAACAATGGAACGGCACAGAGTACGAAGAAATTTATGTGCCAAACGAGTCGTGGATGGAAAACCCCGACCCGAAAGTTCCGCGCCAGTTCATCCTTGCAAACACGGTGACCGACCTCTGGATAAGTGGGCGCGCCTTCTGGGCCATAACTTCTCGTAATGCAACCGACGGTCGTCCAATGAGTTTCCAATGGATTCCTGCGTCGCAAGTTTCAACGCCGAATCAAGAAGGCCCACAATTCTTCTCAATGCCAGAAGTCATTAAGTTCAATGGCGTTGAACTTGACCCGAACGAAGTCATCACTTTCCTTGCCCCGACTACAGGTCTTATGTTCTCGGGTCGTCGTGCGGTCAGCATCGCAACGCATCTTGACCAATACGCAGATCGTGCAGCAACCATTGAAACTGTCCCTGGTTATCTTCAGCAAACAGCAGCGGGCGAAACAATGTCCGGTGAAGAACTTGGAGATCTTGCGTCGCAATGGGCGCAGGCTCGCAAAGAAGGCAACGTCATTGGCGCGTTAAATAACTACGTCAATTTTGTTGAATTTGACCGCGACCCCTTAGCAATCAACGCAGCGCAACGCGAATACCAAGCACTCGACCTCAGCAGAATTTGCTCTGTCCCTGCATACCTTGTTTCGGCACCAACGCCAGGAGCGTCAATGACGTATCAAAATGCATCTCAAGCACGTCAAGACCTTTGGCTTTTCGGCGCGCAAATGTACGCCAACGCAATCACTTCTCGTCTCAGCATGAACGACGTTGTCAGTCGCGGACGTTATGTCTGCTTTGACACCACCGAACTTCTAGCCGTTGCTGATATGAACAACGCCTTAGTTGAACCACCAGTACCCAATCTTCAGGAGATGCCTTCATGATTAAGTTCACCGCCGTCCCAATCACCCTTGACGCAGCTGCAGGAGTAGATGCCCCGCGCACCATCACCGGCATTGCCGTCCCCTGGGATGTTGTCGCAAACGCTTCAGGACAAAAGGTCATGTTCAAGCGCGGAGCCTTTGACTTGAATGCAAAGCCTGCGCGACTTCTTGAAAACCACGACGGACGCCCCATTGGAATGGTCACAGAACTTGTTGACATGGAAAACGGCCTTGGATTTTCTGCTTCTTTTGCACGATCTAAACAAGCCGACGACGTTGTTGAACTGATTCAAATGTCTGCATACGACTCGGTCTCAGTAGGAGCCTTCCCTAAAAAATTCAAGTACAACAACGACGGCGTCATGATTGTCTCCGCTGCTGATCTCATGGAACTCAGCGTTGTCACTAACGCAGCATTTCCCGACGCCAAGATAGAAACCATCGCTGCTTCAGAAGCCGACCCCGAAGTCGAAGAAGAAGCAACCGAACCACAATCCGACACAAGTCTCCAGGAGGAAACAATGTCACAAGAAACCCCAGAAACAGTTGAAGCGACCGCATCGGTGCCAACAGCTCTTTTCTACTCAACCCCACGTTCACCAATCAAAACAAACGCCGATTACCTGCACCATGCGGTGAAAGCAAAACTGAACCCACTAAGCGAATCCGCCCAATGGATTGCAGCAGCAGACGACGCAAAGTCAAAAATGATTCAGGCAGCGGACGACTCGTTCACAACAAACCCTGCATTCTCACCAATTGCATACGAGCGCAATGTCGTTCAGGTCAACATTGGTTCGCGTCCAGTCATTGACGCTTGCGGCGGTACTCGTGCCATCCCTGCAGCCGGTATGACAATTTCCATTCCAAAAATCACAACGAATGGTACGGTCGCCACCACAGCAGAAGGTGCAGCACCATCTGAGACAGGCATCGTTTCTTCATACGTCAACGGCACAGTTGTAAAACTTGCTGGTCTCCAGCGTTGGTCAGTTGAATTGCAAGATCGTTCAGATCCGTCGTTCGCAAGCATCATGCTTGACAACATGACCCGTTCGTACCGCAAAGCCACAGAAGTAGCAACCATCGCTGCAATCACCGCTGGTGGTACACAGGCTGCAACAACCGCTGCAACCGCAGCCGGTATCCAGTCGTTCGTTTCAACCGAATCAGCAGCTGCATACTTGGCAACTGGCGACGTCGTTGCGGCATACACCGCTGGTGTCAGCCAATGGTCGCTTATGCAAAACGCAGTCGACGGAAGCAACCGCCCATTGTTCAACGCAGGACAGCCACAGAACTCCTCAGGATCAGCAGAAGCAACAACCTTGTTCGGCAATGTTCTTGGCGTTCCGTTGTACGTTTCTTCAAACATGGTGTCAACCACCATCGACGAATCAGCGTTCCTCATCGTGCCTTCAGCAATTGAAATCTTTGAATCTTCACAACTCATGCTTGAAGTCAATGTTCCAGTATCAGGCGAAATTGAAGCAATGATTTACGGCTACTTCTGCCCAATCGTTACGATTGCTGGCGGTCTGCGTCGCTTCAACCTCACCTGATCCGCAACTAAAAGAAGACTGGACGAACAATGGCTACCTACGATCTCGCGTTTCATACGCGCCTCGATGGGTATGCCGTTCTCCAGACTTTTGTTGAGACTGGTATCCAAGTCGGAGATTCCGTGGTAATCGCAGGCGCAAGCCACGGATTCTCTGCAACGGCAACCATTGT